AATTACGCAAAAACTAATTGCCGCTGAATTGGCTTTGACTGCCACGAATTACGGTGATGCGGCTGTTAGCGTTTACGATGGCAAACGGCTGGCGCAGAACTACACAGCCGAATTGACGGTTATCATCACCCCGCCAGTCGCGTAGTATCACGACAACGCAGACCTGCCTCTCGGTAGTATTATTTAAAGGAAACTTTATGCGGAATCTAACAGACAAACAACAGAAGTTCCTTGATGTACTCTTTGAGGAAGCTGCGGGTAATTATGTTGAAGCTAAACGCCTAGCAGGCTACAGTGACAATGTGGCTACTAGTTCTATTACAGAGGCACTCCAAGAAGAAATCCTAGAGAAGACCAAGAAGTTCTTGGTTTCCTCTGGGGTTAAAGCTGCCTGGGCTATGGTCAATGTGATGGACAACCCAACAGACTTGGGGAATAAAGAAAAGATGGCAGCAGCTAAAGACCTTCTTGATCGCGCTGGACATAAAGCTGGTGAAAAGATTGAAGTTAAAACTGATTCCCCTATTTTTATTCTGCCTGAGAAGTCTAAAGAATAAGGGTTGACAAGGACTCGTTAAATGACTAAGATAACCACAGAGTTTAAACTACCAAAACCCAGAGAAACATCCGAGGGTTATGAATGGTTACCTGTAGTTAGAGTAGGACGTGTAGTACCATTTGGTTACTATGAGGACCCTGAAGACAAGGATATCCTTAGACCGATCCCAGAAGAACTAGAACTCCTGGAGAAAGCTAAGGTCTTTCTAAAACAATACAGTTACCGAGATGTGGCTAACTGGTTAAGTGAACAAAGTGGTAGGTCTATCTCCCACGCTGGATTAAGGACTAGGGTTAACAGTGAACAAAAACGTAAGACAGAGTTTGCAAACTACCGCTACCTTGCCAAGCGATACAAAGAAGCTGCAGAGAAAGCAAAACACATCGAAGAAATCTCCCTTGGTAGAAGAACCAGAGGAGAAGAAGACAATACCAGCGACAGTTAAAGCTCCTGATGTTGATATAGATAGAGCTAGACGAGTTATCTTCGAAGCTATCCCTGGGCCTCAGACAGACTTCCTGGCTTCTACTGAACAAGAGTGTCTCTATGGTGGTGCTGCGGGTGGCGGTAAGAGCTACGCTATGGTTGCTGACCCTGTTCGTTACTTTAATAGTCCTAAGGCTAACATGCTTCTGGTTCGTAGGTCTACTGAAGAACTTAGAGAACTTGTTTCTGTCTCTAAAGAACTGTACCCTAAAGCAATACCAGGTATTAAGTTTCTTGAGCGAGACAAAACTTGGGTAGCTCCTAGCGGTGCCACTCTCTGGATGTCCTACCTAGATAGAGATGATGACGTAACACGTTACCAAGGTCAGGCTTTCTCTTGGATTGGTTTCGATGAACTTACCCAGTGGCCTACACCCTACGCCTGGAACTATATGCGTACTCGTCTACGTGCTTCTAAAGACTCTGGCCTAAACCTTTACCAAAGAGCTACGAGTAACCCTGGGGGCCCAGGACACGCTTGGGTTAAGAAGGCTTTTGTTGACCCCGCTACACCTGGGGAGTCTTTCTGGGCTGTTGATCCTGAGACAGGTGAAACTCTGGTGTGGCCTAGCAACTCTAACTTTGCTAAGGAAAACGATCTAGTAGGTAAACCGATGCTTAAGCGTAAGTTTATTCCTGCTACTCTATTTGATAACCCTTACCTAGCTGAAGATGGTCTCTACGAAGCTAACCTCTTGTCCATGCCTGAACACCTACGTAGGCAGCTACTTGATGGTGACTGGGATATTCAAGAGGGTGCAGCCTTCCCTGAGTTTAACCGTAAGATTCACGTAATAGAACCTTATGATATTCCAGATAACTGGATGAAGTTTAGAGCGGCAGACTACGGGTATAGTTCCCATACAGGTATTCTTTGGTTTGCTGTGGACCCTTACGATGAAAAGCTCGTAGTCTACCGAGAGCTTTATGTTTCTAAAGTCTTGGCTGAAGACCTTGCTGAGATGGTTCTTGAAGCAGAGTACGGGGAGAAGATTAGGTACGGTGTACTTGACTCCTCCTTGTGGCATAAGCGCGGGGATACAGGTCCTAGTATCGCTGAGAGAATGATTGCCAAAGGTTGCCGTTGGAGACCAGCGGATAGAAGTGCAGGCTCTAGGGTATCTGGTAAGAACGAGATTCACCGTAGACTTCAAGTTGATCCTGATACTGGGCAACCAAGGGTAGTCTTCTTTAACAACTGCAAGAACACTATTGAACAACTACCTGTTATTCCTCTTGATAAAAGAAACTCTGAGGATGTAGACACTAACTCTGAAGACCACCTTTACGATACTCTTCGTTACGGTGTTATGTCTAGACCTAGAAGCAATCTCTTTGACAGAGACCCCAACTCATACAAAAACAATTTTACACCATCTGATTCTCAGTTTGGTTACTAGATCATTAAGGAATACAAATGGCTGAAGACCTAATCACGAATATGGATCAAGTAGAAATGTCTGCCCTTGAGGATAGCTCAGGGGAAGGACAGTCTGATCCTCAAGCAGGGACTATTGCTTCGTATGTCATGGAGCGTTACTCCAAAGCTGCTACTGCTCGTGAGACAGAGGAGGCACGGTGGCTACGGGCTTACCGTAACTACCGAGGTATCTATGGTCCTGAAGTTGCTTTTACGGATACAGAGAAATCTAAAATCTTTGTCAAAGTAACTAAGACCAAGGTGAACGCAGCTTATGGTCAGATCACTGATGTGCTTCTTGGTAGTGCTAAGTTCCCGCTGACCATCAACCCTACTCGTCTTCCTGATGGTGTTGAGGATACAGTGCACTTCGAGACTAATGACCAGCTTACAAAAGCTATGGAAGAGTTCCCGGAGCTTCAGCCAGGGGAAACTACTGATGACTTTGTTCGTCGTCTCGGCGGTCTACAGAAAGAACTAGAACCAGTCAAAGCTAAACTTCAAGCTGGTCCTGGTGTTGGTCCTACTCAGGTTACTTTTCATCCTGCTGAGATTGCGGCTAAGAAGATGGAAAAGAAAATCCATGACCAACTAGAAGAGTCTCGCGCTAAGAAGCACCTCAGAGCATCAGCCTTTGAGTGTGCTCTCTTTGGTACAGGGGTTATGAAAGGTCCTTTTACAGCTAACAAAGAGTATCCTCAGTGGGATGATGATGGGACCTATAACCCCTTGATCAAGACTGTACCTAAAGTATCTCATGTATCTATCTGGAACTTTTACCCAGACCCTGATGCTAGTAATATGGAGGAAGCAGAGTGGGTTGTAGAGCGTCACAAGATGTCTCGTCCTCAGCTTCGTGCCCTAAAGAAACGTCCTTACTTCCGCGATACTGAGGTAGACCTTGCCCTTGAGTGGGGTGAAGACTACATCAAGGAAGACTGGGAGCAGGCTATGGAGGATGATGCCCAAGGTACTCGCACTGAGCGTTATGAGGTGTTGGAGTTCTGGGGTAATGTAGACCGTGAACTACTTGAAGACCACGATGTAGAGATTCCAGACGAGGTAGTAGACAGTGAGGACATCAGTGTAAACATCTGGGTCTGTCATGGTCGTATTCTTCGTTTGGTTGTCAATCCCTTCACACCTTCTGTTATTCCTTACTATGCTGTTCCTTACGAGATGAACCCTTATAGTATGTTTGGTGTTGGTCTTGCTGAGAACATGGATGACACTCAGACACTGATGAATGGTTTCATGCGTATGGCTGTAGACAACGCAGCACTCTCAGGTAACCTTGTGTTTGAAGTAGATGAGAACAACCTTACCCCAGGACAAGACCTTACGATTTTCCCTGGTAAAGTATTCACACGCCAAGGTGGTGCTCCTGGTCAGGCTATCTTCGGCACTAAGTTTCCAAACGTATCTAACGAGAACATGCAAATGTTTGACAAAGCACGTCAGCTATCTGATGAGTCTACAGGGTTCCCCTCGTTTGCTCACGGACAAACTGGTGTGTCTGGTGTTGGTCGTACAGCCTCAGGTATCTCTATGTTGATGTCTGCTGCTTCTGGTTCTATTCGTACCGTTGTTCAAAACTTTGATGACTACCTTCTTGGTCCCCTAGGTAAGTCTCTCTTTGCTTTCAATATGCAGTTTGACTTTGACCCAGAGATTAAAGGTGACCTTGAGGTTAAGGCTGCTGGTACTGAATCTCTGATGGCTAATGAAGTACGTAGTCAACGGTTGATGCAGTTGCTTGGTCTTGTACAGAACCCTGTGCTTGCACCATTCGCTAAACTTGATTACATCATTCGTGAGATTGCTAAGAGCCTTGACCTTGATCCTGACAAGGTAACTAACTCTATGCAAAAAGCTGCTATCCAAGCTGAGATTCTAAAGACATTCCAGATGAACAACCCAGAGGCAGTGCCTCAACAGGTTCCTGCTGGTGCTCAGGTGGGTGATACTCAAGGTTCCGGTGGAGGTAACATTGGTACAGGTACTGCTCCAGTACCAGGAGAACAGGGGTTTAGTGCCAACACCGGGGAAGGACCGCCAGTATGAATTTAAGACCATTTGTGAATGACAAACATCTCTATGATGATTTTCTTGAGGAGCTTGATGGGCGTATCACTGTTCTACAAAAAACTCTTGAACAGTCTACGTCTATTGAAGACGTGTATCGAACACAAGGAGCTATTGATTCTCTTCGCAAGCTGAAGACACTCAGAGATAAAGTTAATTACGGGACTCAACATGGCTGAAGAAATTACACCACTCTTTGAAAGACCTAGGGAAGACTTCCTAAACTATATCCGTGAGGGTAGGAGTATAGGAACTATGGACCAGGAGCAAGAAGACTTTTTGAAACGAGAGTATGCTCGGGTTAATAGTCTAACAGGAAGTATGGAAACAGAACCAGAGGAAGGCCGTAGGTCTGTCCTCGGTGGGTTTTTCTCTAAGCCTGAGGGAGCTCTTGGCTGGGACGCTCTAAGGGGCCTTAGGTTCGAGCCTAAGCTAGGGGCTGCAGGGGTAGCCCAAGGTGTGGAGCAAGCCGTCACAGCCCCTGCTAGAGCCGCTCAAGGTCTAATGCCTGAATCAGACATGGCTATTGAATCTTTTGGTACAGCCAGTCTAGTTGGTGGTTCTGGTGTAGCTCGTGCTGGTCGTGATGCTGGGCGTGTTGACGAAGAGATGGTTAACATCTTCGGTGGGCGTAGAGCTAGAGGTTTTGGTTATGACCAGTCTGGGAATCCTCTACCGCTTTCTGTTGGTAAGGACGCACTAGATCGTTTTGAAATTGATGACTCTGGGTCTGTAGCCATCCCAGGTAACTTAAAGTCCTTTAATGGTAGTGGAGTTAAAGTAGAAAACCTCCCTGAGATTGCTGATGTATTTATTCATGACGAGTTATTTTACCAGTATCCTCAAATTACTTCCATACGTATTGGGGTTGATGAGTCCCTAGCTGGTACAAACACCAGAGGTTATTTTCAACCAGGAGCTAATTTTATTGGGATTAACCCAAAGATTGCTTCTGACCCGCAAGCGCTTAGGAGTACTCTTACCCATGAGCTTCAACACTTTATTCAGGAAATAGAGGGTTTTTCTAGGGGTACTAGTCCTGATGCTGCTGAAGTAAGACCTATTTCAGCTCAACTCTATTGGGAGCATCAGAATAAAATTGATGAGTATCAAAAACAACTGGATGAACTTGTAAACCCGGAGTCTGTGATAGGTATTCTAGGTGATGCGACCCAGGTTGGTTTGGATGTTTTGGAGTCTTTTGGCGTTGACCCTATAGCTGTCATTGAAAACCCAGGAAGTTTAAGACAAAATTACAATGTACCCTCCCGTATTAAAAGTTCTTATAGTTCTTTAATTTCATCTATCGAAAAAGCGCAAGGACAAATGTCACCTAGTTTCGAGGGTAGACCATCTTCTTCAGATTTGTTGAGAGAAACACAAGGTGAGTTAGACAGCTTTATTAGAACTCTTGCTACTGAGACAGACCCATCGTTAGACCTGGGTAGTTTTCAGGAGATAGTGGATTCCTACAGAGCTGTTTATGATAAATACGGTGTTGGTCACCAGCTATATAATCTACCTCTTGACCAATTTAAATCCGCTAAGAGAGAATTAGAGACCGCTTTAGCTAACGCTCTAGGGACTCCTGAAAGACCTGAATCCTTTTTTGATTCTGCGTATGAGGCTTACCGCAGAAAAGGCGGTGAAGCGGAGGCTAGAAACGCACAGACACGTATTGACTTTGATGAGCAACAAAGATTTAGGGAAAGTCCTGAGTCTACTGAAGATGTACCTAGGATAGACCAGTGGGGTATTCCTGGGGGGTTCGCTAAGGGTGGGCTTGTAACCGATAGCAGTACAATGAGTGACTACTTCAAAGCTTCTTCTGGTATGATGTCTGAGATGGACTTCGTGGGTAAACACAAGATGTCTACTGCAGAGTTCGAGCGTAAGTTCGAGGAGGAAAACAACATAGATATTTCAGGAGCAGAAGCTCTAACAGAAATCAAGGGAGACACCATGAAAAGTCAAATGAAACAGTTTAACCAGGGTGGTATGGCTGTTCGTACTGATCCTATTAGTGGTAACGAAGTACCAACAGGAAGCCTCCCAGAGGAAGTACGGGATGATGTCCCTGCTATGTTGTCTGAGGGTGAGTACGTTATACCTGCTGATGTAGTACGATACTTTGGTGTTAACTTCTTTGAAGGTCTGCGTGAGAAAGCTAAGGAAGGTCTTAGTGGTATGGCTGCTGATGGTCGTGTCGGTGGTCAACCTGTAGGACAGAACCAATCTCAAGAACAACCACAGTTGAGTCAAGAAGATATGCAGGCTATCTCACAGATGGCTGAAGGAGGTATTGTTGACTCTGGTAATATTGAAGGTATCATTGACAGAGTTCTTAATACGGTAAAGACTAACCCTGACCTACAGAATGTCTTTAAGAAGAAAGGTATTATGATGGCTGAGGGTGGTCTGGTTGATCCCCAGGGTTCATTTAATCCGGCTGATTGGTCAGTTGTAGGCTCTGGTGGAGTACCAAGTATTCCCCAAGGTAACGGAGGCTATGAGTACAAGGAGTATGTAGGTCCTAATGGACAATCCACTATGGTTTTGTTTGTAAACGGTATGCCAACCCAGAGTGTTCCTCAGGGTTTCGTATTAGCGGGAACTCAACAACCAACACAAAGTTCACCTCGTGGTGATGGCGGTGACTCAAGAACTAGACTTTCATCTAGTCCTCGTGTAGATGGTCAAGGGTCTGGTGACTCTTTGTTGTCTAGTCTAGGTAACCCCCTTAGTAAACTAGACTTCCAGAACCCTGAGGATGTTATGTCCTGGGCTGAAGATAGACTTAAAGCTGGTGCAGGGAACAAAGGTTTGGTAAGGGCTGGTATGGCGGTCTCCCCTATAGTCGGTTTGCTTGGCGCTGGTTCTCTTAAAGCTATGGATGCCCGGCGTATTGCTGAGGTTAATGCTGCTGCTATGGCTGCTGATGATGAAGGGAATACAACCCTTGGTGACAAACTCCGTAAAGCTGCAGAGGAAGCTAAAGGTAACTTTGGTTTGTCAGGGATTGTTCGAGAAGAATGGATGGATGGCGACAAGATTTATGATAACTTCAGGGAACGCTCTGGTAGTCAAACCCAACAGGCACTTACCCCTACTACAACAACTCGCTCGTCTTCAAACGATAGGGATGACCTAACGACACGAAGCACTTCAGGTGGTGTTGAATACCAATCTGATGCTGACAGTGAAGGAGCTTATAGTCGGTCTGTAGCTACAGGCTCTACTGCTCCAACTACTTCCGCAAGACCAACAGCAAGACCAACCGCACCCCAACCTGAAGCCGAGACTATTGAGCAAAAGATTAGTCGTGGTGGTGGTTTTAAATCCGGTGGACTAGTTACACGCCGTAAGTAACAACGTAACTAAATAACAGGCTACCCGCTATAAGCGGCCCCAAGGAGAACTAAATGACTACTGAAATTATCGAACAACCTAAGTCTGTAATGATTAACCCTAACTACACCAAGCGTAGAAACCGTGATCGTATTGAGCAAGATGAAAAAGAACTAGAAGAACTCATGGGTAAGGAACCAGAGGAGCAAGAGGAAGATGAGGCTCAAACTCCCGAAGAAGACAGTTCTGAGGAGACACCCAGTTCTAAAGAAGAACAAACCTTTAAGAAACGCTACGGTGACCTTCGAAGGTTTGTAGCTCAAAAGGAAAAGGAATGGGAAGAAAAGCTTGAGCAGGCTAAGGAAGCTAAAGGTGGTTTCGCTCCACCTAAGTCTAATGAAGACCTAGAAGCTTGGGCTAAGAAGTATCCTGATGTAGCTGGTATCGTTGAGTCTATTGCTGCTCGTAAAGCCCAGGAGATGTTCGAAAAGACAAGCAACCGGTTTAAAGAGTTGGATGAACTCACCTACGAGACTAAACGTAGTAAAGCAGAGACATCTATCCGTGAGGTACACCCAGACTTTGATACTCTGAAGAACTCTGATGGTTTCCACGACTGGGCTGAGGAGCAACCTAAGTGGATTACTGACGCTCTGTATGACAACCAAGATGATGCTCGGGCTGTTATCCGTGTTATTGATCTTTACAAAGTAGACAAAGGGATGACTCCAGTTGCTAAAAAAGCTAAAGCTAAAGATGCTGCTGCAGATGTATCAGCTAAACAATCTTCACCTAAACTTGATCCAGATGGCAGTTCTACTCGTATCAAAGAGTCCGATGTAGTTAAGATGAGCGACAAAGAGTTTGAGAAGAACTACGATAAGATCATGGAGGCACAGGCAAAAGGTACTTTTGTCTACGATATTACCAAAAGGTAGTTGACAATACAAAGTCTACCGATATAACTACGGGTACAAACTAGGGAGCCCCGAAAGGATACCTCCCTAGTTAACCCTATTCACAATTCTAAAAAGCTTAATCGTTAGTATAAGACCTACCTGATAAAGTACGGGCCTCAAGAATCCTTAGCGGGAGTATTGACACCCCTGAAACATTCAGCCTCTTAGAAAAACATCTAGCTATCATAAGCCTAAATAATATCGAGGAGGATAATGATATGGCTTTTCCAAGTGTAGCAGGACATGGTAACCTACCCAATGGTAACTTCAGCTCTGTAATCTATTCTAAAAAAGTACAGCTTGCATTCCGCAAAGCTACAGTTGTTGGTGACATTACTAACAGCGATTACTTCGGTGAAATCTCCGCTCAAGGTGATACTGTTCGTATTATCAAAGAGCCTGAAATCTCTGTAAGTGACTACAAGCGTGGCACTCAGATCACTGCTCAAGACCTGGACGACGAGGACTTCTCTCTGGTCATCGACAAAGCGAACTACTTTGCTTTCAAGACTGACGACATTGAGACTGCTCACTCGCACGTTAACTTTATGGACCTGGCTACTAACCGTGCGGCTTATGTCTTGGCTGATAACCACGACCAAGAAGTTCTGGCATACCTCTCGGGTTATAAACAGTCAGTTAAGCACTCTGTTGGTGACACTGTAAACACGACTGTTAACGGCACCAAGGCAGTATCCACTGCTGGTTCTGACGAACTGCTTACAAGCATGAAGTTGAACAAAGGTAAGTTTGGTAACATCACGACTGTTTCTGCTGGTGATCACTCGATCCCTGTAGCTGCTCGTCTCCCTGGTGCAACCGCTCTGCCTACTGCTTATGTCTCCCCGGTTATGTTGATTAACCGTATGGGTCGTTTGCTGGATCAACAGAACGTTGACAAAGCTGGTCGTTGGATTGTCATTGATCCTATCATGATGGAAATCTTGATGGATGAAGACTCTCGGTTCCTTAACGCAGACTTCGGTGATTCTGGTGCTCTGCGTAACGGTCTGGTTCTGAACAACTGGAATGGTTTCCGTGTCTATTCTTCTAACAACCTCCCCGCTGTTGGTGGTGGTGCTGGTACTACTGGTACAGCCAACCAGAATACAGACTTCGGTGTGATTGTTGCTGGTCATGACTCGGCTATCGCTACTGCTGAACAGATCAACAAGACTGAAACTTACCGTGACCAGGATTCGTTCGCTGACGTTGTGCGTGGTATGCACCTCTACGGTCGTAAGATTCTTCGCCCTGAAGCAATCGTTACTGCTAAATATAACCTCGCATAAGGAGACTAGACAATGGCTACTATTACAACTCTAGCACGTCCTGAAGGCGGTAAAGGGAGTCCATCTCGGAAGCCCTACCTGGTGGAAGTCGAGATTGATCTCGCTGCTGCTGCTACCGCTAAGGGCAGTGCTCTCGCTGCTAACGATGTCATCGAAGCAATTACTGTCGGTGCTAACACCGCTGTAATGTTTGCTGGTATCGAAGTCATTACTGCACCTGCTGGTGGTACCACTGGGTCTGTTGACCTGGGTATTACTGGTGGTGACGTAGATGCCTTCGTTGATGGTTTTGCAATCACTGGTGCTGCTGCAGGAGCTTATGCTGCTCTGGCTAACACCGCTACACCTATTATTGTAGCTGCTGGTGGTACCATTGATGCACTGCTGCTCGGGACTACTCCAGATACCTCTGGTAAGCTCCGTGTCTTTGCGTACCTGATGGACGTTGATGGTCTTGGTGGAGTAAAGTCTGCAGATGAAGTAGACCGCGACACTCTGGCCTAACTACCTTTAGGGACTACCTCTGGCTAACTACAGGGGTAGTCCCTTTTTCTTATTGATAGAGAGATTACATGGCGTTTGATTACCTTGGACTAGTAAACGATGTGTGTGGAAGAGTTAATGAAACTCCTTTGACTGCATTAAACTTCTCGTCTGCTGTGGGGTTCTACTCTACGGCTAAAGAAGCTATTAACTCTTCTATCCGTGATCTGAACCAACAGGCTTTCCAGTGGCCTTTCAATCATACAGACTACAATGAGACTCTTGTTGCTGGTACCAGTCGGTACTCTTATCAAGCAGACACTAAGTCTGTAGACTACGATTCATTTCGTATTCAGCGTAATGATACCTTCGGTAATACCACTGTGTCTTTGAAGATTATCGACTACGATGAATACCTCCAGAACTTTATTGACGCTGAGTACGACACCACTAACGAGTCTATTAGAGATGTCCCTAAGTATGTCTTCAGGGCTCCTAACCAGAAGTATGGTGTCTACCCTGTACCTGACCAAGCGTACACTTTGTCCTATGAGTACTACTCTCTACCCACTGACCTAGCTTCAGCTACAGATATTCCTTCTTCTCCTGTAGCCTTTCGTCATATTATAGTTGACGGGGCGATGTATTACGTGTATCATTTCAGAGGGGATGTTGAGGCAGCGGATAGAATCCAAGCTAAGTTCCTTGATGGTATCAAGAAGATGCGTATCATTTATATCAATAACGACTATGAGTACGTTAGAGACACTCGGCTTCCCGATAGGTCTCCTTATGGTGCAACAACACTGAGAACAAGTTAATGCCTACACGCTGGGAAACATTCCCTGTAGAGCTCTCTGGTGGTCTGGTCTCTAATATGTCTCGGCTTCAACAAGGAGCCAAGCAACCAGGTTCAGCTAGAATCCTACAGAACTTTGAGCCATCCGTAAAGGGTGGCTATCGGCGTATTAATGGGTTCACTAAGTATGACTCAACTATTGTTCCTCCTTACGGTCTTGTCCTTGTACAGGGCTCAGGACAAACAGGGACAACACTTGTTGTAGCTAACATCCATGAAGCCCCCTCTGTTGACGATAGTTTTACTATTACTATCGCAGGGGTTCCTGGTACCTACACTGTTACTGGTGTGTCTTACAACGCTACAAACAAAGAAGCCAGTCTTACCATTACACCTACCCTTGCTGCTTCCCCTGCGGATAAAGCTGATGTGACCTTTCTCTCTGGGGCTTCTCGTATCGAGGGTGTTTTCTATTCCGCTGGCCTTAACAAGGCGTATGTACTCCGTGGTGGTGCTATCTGGTCTAGTGAAGGTTCAGGTTGGACTCTAGTTAACGTGGAGGACTACGGTACTACTCTTGTTAAAGGGGGTTCTCAGACAGGTACAACTTTAGTTATGGATGGCTTTGCTTCCGATACGTACTTACCTGAAGCTGGGGATACACTTGTTATTGCTGGAGTTGAGAAGGTCTACACAGTCCTTACTCTAGTAGGCTCTGCAGGTGGTAACGCTACCCTGACTATTTATCCAGCCCTAGCTTCTACTCCTGCTGACAATGCTGTGATTACCTTTAGAGCTAGTACTCACCAAGGTGGAACTAAAGCAAGGTTCACTGAGTTTAACTTTGATGGTAACTTTAAGGTTGTTATGGTAGATGGCTCTAATGAACCTGCTATTATTTCGGATGCTGGTTATCGTAGAATCAAGAACGGTAGTGACACTGACGGTGCTCAATACGTAGAAGAGTTTAAAGACCATTTGTTCTTTGCTAAAGATGACCTAGTAGCTTTTAGTGCTCCTTTTGAAGAAGAGAACTTTACCCCTGCTGATGGTGCAGGTAGCTACAGACTCCCTAACAACTGCACGGGGTTGATTACCTTCCGTGACCAGTTGATTAATTTCTCTGAGACAGCTATTCGTAGGCTTCAGGGTTCCAGTGTGTCTGACTTCACCCTTACATCCATTGCTAATAACTTTGGGTGTATCTCTGGGGATACTGTCCAAGAGGTTGGTGGTGACATCATGTTCCTTGGTCCTGACGGTGTGAGGTTCCTTGGTGCTACTGAACGTATCGGTGACTTTAACTTGTCCCTTGCTTCACGTCAGGTACAGACTAACTTCACCTCCTTTATTGATCCTTTGAGTGATTACACTTCTTGTGTTGTTAGAGAAAAGAACCAATACCGTATCTTTAAGTATCGTACTGGTCTTATCAAGGTAGACTCTGAGGGTTACATTGGTTCTCAGTTCTTGGACCAGAATGCTCAGAGTATTAACTGGTCATTGACTAAAGGTATCAAAGCTTACCGTTCTTCCTCTACCTACACCAGGGATGAAGAAATAGTCTTGTTTAGTAACGATGATGAGTATCTCTATAGGATGGAATCAGGTATTAATTTCGATGGTGTAGATATCCAAGCATTGTTCTACACTCCGTTTATGTCTGTTAATGATCCATCATTCCGTAAGACTGCTTATAAAGCTACAACTTACCTAGACCCTGAGGGTATCTATAACGGGGTTCTAACCCTGAAGTATGATTTCAACTCACCCACTAAGGTACAACCTACGTTCCTTCCTATAGTAGGTGGTAACTCCTTTGCTATCTTTGGTGAAGCTATCTACGGTGTATCTGAGTTTGGTGGCCTACCTGAGACAAGGGTTACAAACCAAACAGTTGGTTCATTCTTCACAGTAAGTTTTCAATATGAGTTTGAAGGTGGTGCACCTTTTGTTCTCGATACAATTATCTTAGAATACTCCACGGAGGATAGAAAATAAATGACAGGATACGTAAGGAACGATACCTCAAACAACATCGCTGACGGTAACGTTGTCAACGCTGCTGACTTTGACGGTGAGTTCGATGCCATTGAGTCTGCCTTTGTAGCAGCTACTGGTCATACACATGATGGTACTGCTGCTGAGGGTGGTGCTATCACTGTCACTGGTCCTGCTCAGGATTATGTCTCCGGTGCTGGTGACTTCTCCCCTAAGACTGACTCAACGTACACTCTTGGTACAACGGGTGTACGGTGGTCTACAGGTTACCTAGATAACTTGGTACTCACTACCGCCCTACCAGTCACTGAAGGCGGCACAGGGTCTACCTCAGCGAGTGCAGCACGTGCTTCACTTGGTGTTGCTATTGGTTCTGATGTGCAGGCATGGTCTGCTGTGCTCGACGGTACTACTGCAAGCTTCACCACAGCGGATGAAACTAAACTAGATGGCATCGAGGCTCTTGCTGATGTCACCGATACGACTAACGTAACTGCTGCTGGTGCCTTGATGGACTCGGAGGTTACTTCTCTATCGGGTATCAAGACACTTGTTGTACCTGCAAGCACAACCATCAGTACCTACGGTGCTACTCTGGTTGATGATGCTGATGCAGCTACTGCTAGGACTACCCTTGGTCTTGGTACTCTGTCTACTCAGAACTCTGGTACTGTCAGTATCACTGGTGGTTCTATCACAGGTATTACTGACCTAGCTGTAGCTGATGGTGGTACTGGTTCCAGTACTGCTGCTGGTGCTCTGGTTAACCTTGGTCTCACTGCCACTGCCGCAGAGTTGAATACCCTTGACGGTATCACAGCTACTGTGACTGAATTGAACTATACCGATGGTGTGACCTCAAATATCCAAACCCAGCTTGATGCTAAGGCTCCTGACAACGAGCTAACACAGCTCGAAGTAGAAGACGACACGTCCACGGTATTCGGGCAGGTGTCGGGGGAGCGGTTGGGGCAGGCGGGCGTTGTCAGCTTTACGGCGCAGGAACAACAGATCGGCGTGGGGCAGACTTGGCAACTGGTTACACGGTCTGTGAACGTCTGGTATCAAAATACGACAGGAAAGCCAATCGGGGTGTTCGGACGAGGCTCAATCTCGTCTCCAGTTGTTTGGGACGTCGGGCCGTCAACAACGGATTTCATAGTGATTGACATGAGTGATGGAGACAGCAGTGATTCGGCTGATTACGGATGGATAATTGTTCCTGTGGATCACTACTATAGAAACACTGCCACTTGGAACTCTGCAAGGGAGTTGCGCTAATGGAACACGGATTTTATCACCCAGATCGCGGATACTGGCAGACCAACAGCGATGTGCCGCAGCATATTCGTCGTGGATACCCAGCAGGCACAGTTGATGTGCCTGTAAAGCCATCTGGCCTGCACGAATGGAACGGCACCGCATGGGCCGAGGTAGTGCCCGACCCGGCCAAGCAACTCACCGCCGAACGTGCCAACATGAAATGCAGCCGTTTACAAGGGCGGTTGGTTCTTGGCGAGGCGGCATGCGACGCGCTAGATGCCATTGCCGCAGATACCGCAACGCCGTGGGCCATGCGACAAACAATCAACAACGCGATTGAATGGCGGAGGACCAGCCAAGCCATGACGGAACTGGGCTATCTGCTGGGATATGATGATGCGCAGATGGATGATTTGTTTCGCCTTGCTATGACGGTTGATGTGTAATGATTACCGCACTAGCGGACATGCTCGGTGGTTTTCTTAATCGTCAAGATGAAGGACACTACTAGTTGTTAGTCGATTATAACAAAGCCCTAGACCACGGCAGGTTTCTATTCCTTAGGAGCCCTTACCATAAAGACTACGGACCAGATGAAATCTATGCTTACTTAGTTGCTCCTTGCAAAAAGAATGCAATTAGACTATACTACAGAGAAGATAAACCTGTAGGTCTTGTCACATGGTGTTGGTTCGAACCTAGTAAAGCCCAGGAGTTTCTTAACTTCAGGTACCTCCCAGTGGAAGAAGACTACACCAAGAGACCAAACACAGAGCTTTGGGGAATAGAGTTTATTGCTCCCTATGGTGACGGTAAGCAAGTCTTTAGGTCTATTAAAGAAGAATATAAAAACCTTTATGGGGAAGAAGAACTTGTTAAGTGGCGTAGAGCTAAAGACCCCCTTAAAGTACATGAGAAAAGGTTTACCTAAATGATGATGATGAAGTGGAAGAACCCAGGGATTACCTACTTCGGTGGTGGTGGTGGAGGGGGTGGTACGCCAAGTACTCCTGCTGCTCCTACTACCTATACGTCTGACTTGGAGTCTCTGGCTGGTCAAACCTTTAACACACCAGAAGAACTTCAAGCTGCTGAAACCACCCAAGGAACTATCTCTGATGTACAGACTCAGGTAGAAGGGGTAGCTGCAGACCCCCAGGGTACCTTTAGCACAGCCCAAGGTAATGTAACAAATATCCAGTCTCAGCTTGCTGCTCTTAACCAGCAACTTGCAGACAACCCTGAGCTTCAGACTCAGATTGATACTCTTACTCAACAACTAGGCACAGAGCAAGCTAACCTTACTCAGGCTCAGACACTCCTGAATCAACAACAGGCTTCTACACAACAAGGGCTTATGCAGGCTGCTGTCTCTGATCCTTCCTCTATTATCCAACAAGCAGAAGTAGCTACTACTCCTGTATCTCCTGACCAAATGGTAGCAGAAGGTACTGGTCAAGTAGGTGCTGCTCAAACTGCTGAAGTATCTACTGCTGGTCAAGCAGAGACTATGGTTACTCCTGCTCGTCAGGAAGCTAGTACCTTCGATGCCACTACGGTTGGTGATGCTGCTGATGTCATCACAGAGGACCTTCAGGCTGCTGTAGGAGCCCCCTCAGAGAAGGCTACGGTACGTGGGCAGTTAGCCCTACTGATGGAAGACTTCGAAGGTGGAGAGACTCCTCCGTGGGCCTCAGGGCCTATGCGCCAGGCTATGGGTCTTATGCAGGCTCGTGGTATGGGTGCTTCCAGTATTGCTGGGGCTGCTGTAGTACAGGCTGCTATGGAGTCTGCTATCAGTATTGCCTCTCAGGATGCTGCTACCACTGCTCAGTTTGAGATGCAGAATCTTAACAACGAACAACAGACTACGATCTTTAAAACTCAACAGAGACTTGCTGGTTTGTTCTCTGATCAAGCTGCTGAGAATGCTTCCAAGCAATTCAATGCTTCTAGTAAGAACCAAACAGATCAGTTCTTCTCTAACCTAGAGGCTAGTGCTTCTCAGTTCAATGTTGCTCAGATTAATGCTATCCGTCAGTTTAATGCTGGGGAAGAAAATGCTATGGGGCAATTCAATGCAACTCTCCGTACACAGAGAGACCAGTTCAATGCTCAGAACTCTCTTATCATTGCTCAGAGTAATGCTCAGTGGAGGCAGAGTGTTGCTACTGCAGATACTGCTGCTCGGAACATGGCTAACATGGAGTATGTAAGGAACTCTAACGCTATCACAGGGGCGGCTCTAGAGCAACTCTGGCAACGTGAACGAGACCTTATGGACTATGCCTTTACTTCTTCTGAGAGTGCTATGGACAGAGCTAACTCGATCATTCTACAAAGACTTGGTATTGAGGGTACAGCAGATGCGATGCGTATGCAACAAGACGCTGCTAACGATGCTGCTCCAGGTGCCTTTATGGCTAACCTTACAACTCAACTTTTGGGATTCTAAGAATGTTAAAAGACACTATTCAACAATTCAGAATGATGAGAAGCCAATCTCGTGATCGTCTTGGTACTCAACAGAAGACTAAACAACGCCTTAGTCTAGCTGAGAGACGTATCGCTGAGACTTCTTATGAGATGAAAGCTGCAGCTAGAGGTGTTGCTCAGGCTGCGGAAGAAGCACCTTATGATCCTGCCGAGAGTATCAACTCCTGGTATGATCAGATTGATGAAATGCGTAGGGAACGTGCTACCCGTGCTGACCAAGAGCGTTCTACCTCCGGTACTCTAGGACAAGAACAAAGACCTGAGCGTAGGTATGAACAAGAGTTCAGGGGTGAAGTTTCTGTTCCAGAAGACCTTAAGGAAGACCCTGAGTTTACCTCTGCTGTATCTGAACTAGCTTCTAAGTACGGGATCAACGAGTCAGAAGTATACGCAGTAATTCAAGGTGAGTCTGCCTTTAATCCTCAGGCTCGTAACCCTAGCGGAGCCACAGGTTTGTTCCAATTCATGCCTACTACTGCTGAAGAACTTGGTGTCTCTACAGAAGATATTATGTCTATGTCACCTACTGAGCAGGTTGAACTCTACGATAAGTATCTTCAACGGTGGAACTACTCAGGGGGTAACCGTCTAGGGATTATGCAGGCTGCCCCTGCGTTCGCATCTAAAGCCCCTGAAGAAGTTATCTATGCCAAGGGTACCGCAGCTTGGGACCAGAACCCAGGGTGGCGAGAACTAGGTGATGGACCAATTACTGTTAGAAGTATCAATAGCTATTACGCTAAGAGAGGATCATAATGAAATTTAATGGACCGATCCCAGGGCAATCCCTTACGTCTACCCCAAAGAACTATCCTTGGGAAAGGCCACCAGAGACTACTGATCCTGATGAAGCTATCACACATCACTTGACTAGACTTTCTCAACCAAAGATGTTGGACACTATCCTCGATGGTATCTCAGTAGGGATGCCTGTTAGTCTTATTACAGACATGATGTTGACTGGTGCTGTAGCTAAAGGTATTCACTCTATTGACATCTCTCTGATGGCGGCTCCTGTTATCCACGAGTACATTGTAAACCTTTTAGAAGAAGAAGGTATTGAGTTCAAGGAGTTTTTCTCTGAGGATAACGATGATGATACTCGGAAGAACCTTGCTGTGTCTCAGGCTATTCGTGGTCTCAAGGAGACTGGTATCTCTAAGGAACCTGAAGAAGAACTCTCTGAGGAAATTGAACCAATGGAAGAAGAAGAACAACCTAGACGTGGACTTATGTCTCGGGAGGTAACTGAATGAGTTTTGCTGCTGGATTCTTTGGAACACTCTCTAAGAACATTGAGAGTAAACGAGACTTTATTCGTAACAAGGTAGAAGAAGATCGCCTGTATCTCCGTGAGCAGGGTCTTCACCGTATGGCACGGGTACAAGAACAACGTGGTACCTATGAGACTGCTGCTCGTGGTCTTATTCGTCGTGGTGTGGATGAACAGTCTGTGCTTACTGCTATGGAGTCTGACCCTCAGGGTATCCTAGAGGTTTACCGTGAGGCAACTAGTGACAGGACTATAACAAAAGAAGCTCTAAACGCTGTCTTCAATATTGGCAATGAGTATCGTACTGATGCTACACTGTCTCAGGTCCTGGAGAAGATTCTTCCTACAGTAACCCAGCTTCCTGCTGATGCTGACCCTACTACTGTGCGTCGTAAGAGTCTTGCCTCTTGGCTTAACCTTGACACTGAGGAAGAAATCAGTGAGCAGGTGTACAATGCTCAGGTTGTTGGAGGTATGACTGGCGACCAGATTCTAGCCTCTATGAACATCCCTGTGACTGCTAGGGGTGAGGCTCGTGATGATGTCTCCTTTAACTTTGAGGCTATGACACCTACTCGTGAGCTGTCTCAGGGTGAGGTGACTGACTGGTTTACTCGTTCACTTGAAGAGTACGAACCTATGGTTCTTCAACGTGAAGCAGAGATTAAACAGCAGTTGGTTGGTATAGAACGTGATGACACTATGACAACTGAACAGAAGAATGCTATCAGAGAGGAGCTAAGAGTTGGCAAAGAAGCTCTTGATAACCTACCTACTGTTAAGCAAGAACGGCTTGAAGCCTTGATTGGTTTGATGGGTGTGCTTCCTAATACCCAGACTTACTTCGATATGTATCCTGAGCTGTTCTCCACTAAGTACGGTTTTAATACTACAACTACAGAGTTGTTTACCCCTCGTACTGAAACAGGTGGCATTATAACCACTGACCTACCCCCTGCACCAAGCTTGGTTGAAAGACCTACACCAGAGGTAACTCCAGAGGTTGAAACCCCCACCTCCATTGAAGCCAGTTCACCTGAAGACGCAGCGGGTAAGGTAGAAGAGTTCTTTACTAACAACCCTAATAGACCTTACACTGAAGTTACTATGAATGGTCAGACCGAGATTGTAGAGAACAAAGATTACTTTGAGAATATGTTTATGTCTGAAGAACCTAATATGCTTGGTGCTATCGAGGAAGTAATCTCTGGTCCTTCTGAGAGTCTTCCTGAGCAACCAGTTGAACTAAGACAAGCCCTGTCTGACATTGTTTTTGCTGAGGGTGATGAAGCTAAGAGAGCTGCAGCTATTGAAAAAGCTATCGAGATGGTTGCAGGTATGGGTTCCTTTGAGGGTAAAGATAAACTTGTTGTATCTCTTATTAAACTAAGAGGAGGTTTCTGAAGTTGAGCAAATACTTAAATAGTGTGAACAAAGCTTTTGGTCTTCAAGAGGGTGTGTCTAGCCTTTTGAACGATGAGTTCTTCCCATCAGTCTCTAGATACATGAGGGATCGTCATGGTATGACAGAGGAAGACAACACTCGGGAAGAAATCCGGGATGCCTTTGTTAACTCTATGCGTTCCTTCAATGCTGGTAACTCCATTACCGCAACACAAGAGATGAACTACTTGTACCGTGGTGAAGGTGCAGAACTTACTGAGCGTAGAGAGACTGCTGCCAGTGCCTATGACCTTTGGGATTCCCTCAAGGGTTCCTTTGATGGTACTACTGTTGGGGAGAAAGCTGATGCTGTGGGAGACTACGCTAAAGCTCTCATCCTAGACCCTGTGAACGTTGTATCCTTTGGTTTCGGTAAACTTGCTGGGGTTGGGGCAACTAAGGCTGCTACACAAGCACTTAAGGTTCTTGCTCGTGAGGCTGCAACTACTGCTGCTACTGCAGCTACCCGCCGTGGGGTAACAGGTGCCGCCCTCCAGCAAGTACGCAGAGAGGCTGCTCAAGGAGTTATGTCTCGTGGTATGCGTGAGGCTTCTTACCAGACCGCTCTTAAGAAGGGTGGGGTAAGGGACATTGTAGTTAGCGGTCTCACCGATGTAGCTGCTGGGGTTCTGGTTGATGCTGGGTCTCAACAGGCTAATATCCTGACAGGTAGGCAAGAGGAGTACGACCCTGTTCGTGGTGCTATTGTAGGTATTGTGGGTGGTGTCGTTGTGGGTGGTATCGCAGGTGCTTCTGTAGCCCTCCGTGGTTCTACTAACCTTGAGAACACATCTACAGCTATTGCTAGAGACAGGGAGACTATAGCTCAAGCTCTGGCTCGGTACACTAATGAAGAAACAGGTGCTAGTGCTGCTGCAAGAGAAGTAGACCCTCTTAGAGCCTCTCAGAAGCTAGGGGAGTGGCTTACTCCATTCCAGGAGTACGTAGAACAAGGTAGGTTTCTGCGGGAAGCCGATGATCCCGCTTGGGAACTCTACGAGGAAACCCTGAATCAAGCTTTTGTTCAGGGTGTGAAAGATATTCTAGATGCTAGTGGCATCCCTATTGAAAGGTTGAACCCAGCTTTAGGGCAAAGGCGTAGTGGTTGGTTAGTTAATGTTGTTACCGACCCTAGCTTTCCGAATAAAACCTTTGATGAACTTCAAGACTTTCTAGATGATACTGTTGGTAAACTTCAAGGTCGGTCTGTACCTATTGAAGACTACCTACTCATTAACGCTGAGAGAGCTAGTGAAGCTGGTAGAACACTACGTGCCCAACGTATGACTGCAGATGCTGCTAGACTTCTAGGGCGTAGACCTGGAGATATTACTGGTCGTGAAGCTCTGGACAGTGCCTTGGGTGATGTCCCTGGTCCTCGTGGTAAAATTGCTGATTGGATTTCCAGTGGGCAGAATACTTTTATTCGTATGCTCGTCACACACCCTGGGACCACTGCTCTGAACTTAACGGGGTGGGCGCAGGCCACGAGTACCCAAACATACTCAGACCTCCTCAGAGGGGCTCTCTACGGGGGCACAGCGGCTATCACAGGGTTGGTAGGCCAAGGTGCTACCTCAGCTAAGTACGCAAAGATGGCTAGGAGCATGGTCGCTCTGCAAGGACAGAAGATTAGAAACCTAGCTGACCCTCTTGGTACTCGTGATGAAGTCTTGGACTACCTTACGTATAGACCAGAAGCACAAGATACTCTCTTTAGGTATCTTGCTGGTGGTGTTGAAGCGGAAGATGTTATGAAGGAGTTGAATCTACTCCCTGGGGAAACTATTTCTAAGACTGGATTCCAGAAAGCCTTCGATGGTCTTCAGGTAGCTTATGGTGTATCCGCTCAGGATATGTTGACGAAGACTCAAGAGTTTGCTTACGCTATCGACAAACAGATTAGACTTAAGTACGGTATGTCTTTTAATGACTTCATGAAACAAGAGAACATCTCGGACATCTTGACTAACCCTAAGACTACTTCCTTTAAGGACTATGCTCTTATCGAAGGTAGAGCTGTGGAGGATGCTCTCGGAAATGTTTTTGCCAAGAAGTATGGTCCTCGTCCAGGAGACAGAGCAGGACCCCTGAAGTTTGTTGCTGGTGTTATCGAAGAAGCTAGGAACATTCCTATCATTGGCGCTATGGTTCCCTTTGGGCAGTTCTTCAACAACACTCTAGGGTTTATGTTTGACCATACATTTATCAGTCTTATCCATAAGATTGCTACTGGTTCTGCTCGTGATCCTCTTGACCTTGTAACCAAGTCTGCTGTGGGCTGGGGCCTTATTGGTTGGGCTGCATCTAAGGAGATGTCTAACCTTGAGGAAGGTCTTGCTTGGCATGAAGAACGTAATGACAAGGGTGCTGTAGTAACACGGCTCTATGATTACCCTCTGTCCTTCTGGAAGATGGTTGGACGTATTGCTGCTCATGCTCGTAGAGACCAAGAAGTTCCGGTAGACCTAATGGTTGAGTTTGGGAAAACCTTTGGTATTGAATCAGTTTCTAGACAACTAGGAGATGCTGCGGGTTACGTAGTAAACGGTATCACAATGTTAGGAGCTGGGGAAACAGAACAAGCTCGTAAGTCTGCTATAGATGCAGTAAAAGCTTCATTAGCGATGTATGTCTCAGGGTTTACCCGCTTTGTAGACCCTATCAACACTGCCTTGGCATTTGCTGAGGGAGACAACTACATTGAACCTACTCGTAATATTGGTAACAAGAGTCTGAACAACGCTATTAGGTATACTGATCAAGTCATTGATGCCCTTATTGGTCTTGAGAACTTGCCCGGAGATACTTCTGGTTACCGTATTGAACAGGAAAATGCTGTAACAGATAGGGATATGGGGGTTAACCCTGCACGTGTCTTTGGTATCCGTGAGGTATCACCTGCGTCTTCTACCCAGAAGTTGTTCAACCAGATTGGTAGACCACAGTGGGATACAGAATTACAAGTAAACGAACCAGAGGCTCAGAACATCTTTAACGAGTATATCTTTCCGTACATGGAGTACCAAGCAGATCAACTTATTGAGAGTGGTAGATGGGATACTCTGTCACCCAGCGCCAAGAAGCAAGCTCTTGCAGGTCTGATAGAGATGGCTAGGATTGACGTGAAGGAAATCCTTAGGAACACTACCCCTGGATCAGACACCAAGAAGGCTAGTCTTATCTATGACATCAACAATATGAGTAGCCGTGGGTCTAGAGTCTTTAGGGAGACCCTGAGACAGTTTGGTGTATCTCAGAGGGACCTTCCAGACCTTGACCAACCACAGTTGGAGTTGTTGCTCTGGTTTGTTAAAGAAAGGTTTGAGAGTAACAAAGACCTGATAGATGAAGTTCTAGGTAGGAACTAGACAAAAATAAAGGGGAGGAGCTTAGTGCTCTTCCCCTTAGTCTTTTACTTATTGTTTAAATAGTAACTTGATTCGATCTTCGTGGTTTTTAATCCTCTGTATAATATGAGGAACAAATAATTGGTGGTGCTCTGAAAGCAGATAGGCAAAGTAAAGTTTCTCCCCCTGTTTTTCTATCTCAATTCTTTCAGCACCGTCCTTAAAGCTTTGGTTTATCTCCACACTATCCAGTAGTAAATCTTTTAAACTGTCGTAAAGCATAGCGTCTACCCCTGTGTCATGAAGTCACCCCAACGGTTGGCTTCTTTTTTTATGTCTTCCATTTGGTGATCTTTAATCTCACCTGAAGTTCTAGCCAGTAGACCACCAAGAGCTACCCCAATGTAGTACTCTCTATTGGTTAGAGCCTTGGGTCTCCCCGGAGAGAGCTTCTTGGGCTTGGACTCTTTGGAGGTTTCTAAAATACGACTGGGTGTAACCTGATTCATAGCTACGTCTATCCTCGCTGCCTTGCTCGTAGAGGGAGCCATCGTAACCCCCTTTGTTAAAGTGTTTGATCCCTAGTTGGAAAGGATTCATGTGTCTTTCTCCACTAGGATACACTTTGTTTCAACTAAGTAAGCTCCTTCGGGGAGGTTAAGGTCTTCTTCAAAGAGAGTATTAATGAAAGTACATTCTTCTTTAGAGACCATAACCTGTGGGGCTGCTAGACCAACACACCCTTCGACTGCATTAGGGGTTGTAGGGGTGAGACCACAAATAAGTGCAATAGCAAAATACATACTAGTTCACCGTGTGCAATGTTGCTGAAGGTTTATTCTCTTTAATCATATTCTCAGTAAGGTAATTATACATTAACTCTGTTGCTTCTTTAAGTTCCAGAGGGTGTTTAAACTCTAGGTTACTTACACATAGGTTAGAGAACACTTGGTACTTAATGCCAAACTCTTCGTTATCTTCCATACGGCTTTCCTTTAATATTGATTATACTGTAATAGTAAATTAGTTAGAAGGTGTTGTCAAGGGTTGTCTCTAATTTTAAACTGGGGGTCATCAAGCATTTTCTGCAGTGTTACCCTTAGTTCTTCTACCCCCACAAGTTTCATCAAGAGTCTTGCCCCTGAGTAAATAATCTTTCGAGCATCATACTCTTTGGTGGTCCCACTCTTAGTGCCCCACCGCCAGCAAGCCTTAAAGATATTCCCCCTGTGGAAGCCCATGTCCTTATGCTCGATAAGATCATTGAGGGTGATAGCCCCTGTGGGGAAGTCATAGTACTCTGCTGGACCCCCATCAGGTTTATCTTCTTTCCTACTTTCAGTACTCATAAACTCAGCGTATCTCATTAAAGCACTCCTTCGACTAACAGTGGTGCAGCTACAGGGAACTGCTTCTTGAGTTCTTCGTAGACTCTCTCAGCTACAAAGCGTGTTTCCTTCTGTGTATCTTCTTTAACACGGAGACGGCACATATCAGTAAAGGCATCAAGAGAACCTGACCAGTACCACTCGGTCATTGTCGATTGAGGAAGAAGCATACGTGCTTGCTCTGGTGCCACACCGAACTCTAAAGCTTTAAAGTAAGCAGCTTTAATTTCAGAGTCTAGATACTGAGGGTTAAACTCGGGGTTTACTTCCCCTTCAGAACCTTGTTTCTTATCCGCAGACCTACCTCTCCAGGCATTAGGAGTATAAAACTCAGGCTCATCATCTACGTACCTACGACTGATTTCATTCCAACGTAGAAACTTATGTTTCACAAGTTGGCGAGCTACAAAGATCGGAGCCTTAATGTGGAAGCTGAGGAATACATGACCGAAGGGTGACATGTGTTTATGTTTAGCTAGGTACTTTAACAGTCTTGAGTCTTGGTCTTTAAGGATACCTTGGTCACCCCAGAACCAATCAGCTTGGTTAACGAACTCACTAGTTTTACCAAATGAGACTCTTGCAGCATTTACAATCGAAAGGTCTGTACCCATACTATCAATCAGGGTGACTTTAATCTGTTCTTCACTCATAGAACTTATCCAATACTTGCCCACTTACATTAGTCTTAAAACCAGGTTCATGATGCGCAGAAGGGAAAGAACTCCCCAGTGTATACTCATAGTAAAACCCTACGTCACTGGACAGAGCTCTAATACCAATAATAAAATGGTCTACTGATACCGAGACTTGGTTACCCTCGAATGTAACTTGTGTATTCTTCTTTAGCTTTTGACCTATCTTGTACTTAGACTGTACTACTTCACTCATAGTTTATTCCTTGAGTTGTTTAAAGGGTGGGAAGTTTATACACTTACCCAGGTGTTACTCTTGGTTAGGTTAGGTCTACAATCTCACATGAATCACCTGAGCAGGCCATCGTCTGCATACCAGAAGTATTATCATCTTCTTCGTAGTTAGACAACAGAGACCAGTCAATACTTTCAGGCATTACACTAAGCAAAGACTCGTACCCTTCTTTGGTTGTCTCTTGGTATGGTGCTTGTTGGTATGAACCACCATCGTGAGGCAAGAAGCTAACACCAGACATTTCATCAAAGTGTTTGAATACAAAGGCACCTACTTCAAACCACTCATTGTCCTTCACAGAGACAGTCACAGAGGGCTTGTGTTCACACCAGTGGCGTTGGTATACCAACCATGTCTCAAGCTGCTCTACGGCTGTCATATCGTCTCTGGTGATACAACCTGTAGGGGCTTTAACAGGGAAGCTGAATACCGTAGTCTGGTTTGGTTTCATAACACAAGGTTCGTTAGGTACTCCTTGGTCGATCATAAGCTGTGTCAATGGGTCTTTGCTATCGCCTCTAACAGTTCTAATGTAGTAATCAGAATGACGAGTGTGAATACCAGAAGCACTATCAACCAATTGACTAACGGTGCCACTGGGCTTGACGCAAGTGATGGATGTAGAAGCAGGAATCCCAAGACGGGAAGACCAATCAGCATTAGTGTCAACAGCAATAGTACGAAGGTGCTCAAGTGTTTTCTCCAATCCTTGATTCTTTGTTGTCATCAATGGGTTGTCCATGATACCTGTAAGTGATACCCCAAGCAACCGCTCTTCTTCTGTGTTCTTCTGCCAAATCTTTCTTAGGTATGGGAAGTACGTGTAAGTTGACTGGATAGTTCCCAGGATTGTAGCAAGTCGTACCTTACGCTCAAGGTCTTCGATAGTATCTGTAGCACGTACTACTACTTCTGACAGGTTACAGAACTGATAGGGTCGGAGGATGATTTCACTACAAGGGTTAGTCCCAAATTCATGGTTAGGGTCACGACGACCATACTTCTCCGCCTGTTTCTTTGAGGCTACACGATTAAATACTCCGCGTTCACCAGACTTACTCTCTACCAAGGCTGTCCACTCACGAAGGAATGTCTCTACGTCAGGCTTCTCTGTGTAGCATACCGAGTTGTTAGCCAAACCACGTTGACCTTGTGTTTCCCACCACTGCCCACTCTTAGCATGACGCATACGGTCATCGCTTAGGTTAGACAGAGAGATCATAGCACTACGGCGTACACCACCAACTACAACTACTTCACCAATCTTACACATAATGTCGTGACACTCAATAGAGGATAGCTTACGACCTGCTCCACCCTTAAACTTTCCAATGGTGAACTGGAAGAGGTCAACCAAAGGAGCTGGGCCAGATGCTCGACCGCCGAAGGTCTTAAGTTTAGCTCCAGCAGGTCTAATCCTAGAGATGTCCCATTTAGGAATCTCACCCGAATAGAGTAGTGATAGGAGCTGTCGATAGGCCTTTGCCCAACCTTCTTTACTATCTTTAACAACGATTGTTGTATCAGATTCAAATAGTCGCTCTGGGATTTCAGGCAAATTCTGGATATACTGTCGTTCAACACTGAAACCTACCCCTGTCCCACATAGAAGAATAAACATAGCCTCATCAAAAGACTTAGGGTCATCCACAGGCAAGTAGCTGCAGTTGTACATACAAGTATTGTCACGCTCTGCTGCTGTGCCTGCTGTCATCATAGATCGCATAGAGGGCATTACCTCAAGGCTTAGGATAGCCTCTTCAAAATCCGCAGCGCACAAACCTTGAGTGTCGTCCCAAGACATTCCTTCTAGCTTAGGGCAGACAATCTCTGTGATATATCTCGCTGTAGTCTCGCCCCAAGTCTCTCGTCGTTTCGCCTCAGGCAACCACCGAGCATACCTCGATAGCGCGATGAAGGACTGATAGTCAGTTGGTAGTTGGTTACTCATGTAGTACCTCTTTGTTGTTTATCTTCTTGTAGCCACACCAAGTTATCAATGTCACCACGGTTCATGCCCTCAGCTATGTATCTGGCCCTGTCCTCAGACATGCTAAACAATATAGCTTGTCCGAATAGCCCTAGTTCTTTATCAATAACACACCACTCCCAAGGAATACCGTTACTATCGTTCGCACGATACTCAAATGTATACCTACCTATCATACCAAACCCCCAAAATCTACCGCAGGGTAGTCCTTATTCTTGAGGATTTTACCATCAGCCTTGAGTTCAACCACTTTACCAGTCCCATTGCAGTCTTCACAAGACCTCTTATCAACTAACTTATAACCCTCGATAGGGTCTCGATCTGCAAAGTGTTTGCGTTTACCCTCCCCATGACACCGATAACAAGTCTGCTCACACCTAGCTATACCCTCAATCACACCAAGTCTCCTAGTTCTACTTTAGGGTAATCAGGGCTCTTCATGATCTTACCGTCATACCTACGAATAATACTCCCATCTGGTTGGACACACCGTCCGATGTTATTCTCATGGACCCTACGTACAGCTTCATCAAGATTCCACCCACGGGCATTAGCATAACCATAGATTACATAGACAAGATCAGATAGTTCCTTGAGTTCATTTTCCCCTGTATAACCGTTGTAATATTCATCCCCCCACTCTGTGTATTCTTCATCAATCAGTACAGCAGACAGTTCAACATTAGGTCTTTGGCCTGTAACTTTAACAAACTCTTTAACCATACCCATGATGCCTTGAGGTTTACCCCCAAGGTCTAGCTCTAGTTGTTTAGTCATCTGTTTTCTCCAGTTCAATATAGGTCAACTTAATGTCATCAATGTCATAAAACGCATTACGGATCATCTCCATTAGAACCTGGAGTGTATCCTCGTCGTTACACTCCAGGAAGTTTGCGCCGGGGTCAATAGTCAGGTTTAGGTTTACTTCAATATTCATGAGTATTCTTTCTTCAGCGCTTCCATTGAGACCCACTGATAGTCGTACATACCTTGGGATACATTACGTTTAACTACCACACCCGTCGCCCACTCTTTGTTCGCTTGACCTGCCCAGCTTTCGGCTGCCCCTTTGAAACACCCAACGACATTACCGATAATGCCTTGAGGGTGGGCGCTATCCTTAAAATACACAGAACGTTTATGGCTATGACCACAAGTGCTAGAGTAGTTCCTGTTTTGGATGAGAGTGTAAGCATGGTGAGTGCCAGAAGTAGCTGTCCCATAATTACCAGAACTAAAATAGTGAGCATAGCTGACGCCATCGTAATCAGCGATACTGGGGGCGCTATTTTCATACTCGTGGTATTCGTCAAAGTACTTGTCTGTTTGAAGATGCCCAAAGGAAATCCCGTATCTTTGTCCCTCAATGCGTGGGTCATGGGCGATAGCAGTTTTAATTCTATGTTCGTGGTTCCCCTCGAAGCCAACCCAAAAGGGACGTTTCTTGCGGTGATACTTGAACGGTTGCCGTAGTTTTTCTTGGGCGTCGTTGTAGACATCAATATCTTTCTCATAGTTCTGGTTGACCACCTTTTGTGGGTACCTTGTGTCATAACTATTTAGACTCTTCATGTCTGCACCGTCACCTAGATCAACAACCATGTCAGGTTTGAGGTCATAGATAAACTTACCTAACCACTCGAACCTATTGTTAGATACTTCTGGTGAAGTGTGGGCACAGGTAAATACCAGTGTTGTTCTTCCTGTCATACTCTTAGTTCCTCTATGTTTACTGGTGTGTAGTTAGTTTGCTCAACGCACACACATTGGTATGGCCCTGGTGGTGATGGGTTAGAGTGGATATGACCATGAACATTTTTAGAGGCAGCACTAAAGCTGTCTAGGTGGATAGGTACGTGAGTTAGGATAAGACCAAACTCTTTGAACAATCTCCAGAGCATAACCTTTTGGAAGAAACCACCTGAAGAAAGAAACTTTACATCATCGTGGTTACCTACAATCAGTCTCTTAGAACCTTTAAGCCTAGGCCACAGGGATTTAAAGTGGTACTGACTCCCGAAGAATACATCCCCGAGGTGGTACACTTTGTCTCCAGGTTTTACCACAGAGTTCCAGTTGTCTACCATGACTTCATTCATCTGATGAACAGAATCAAAGTTTCTTACTAGGTTGCCGTCACTGTTTTTAAACTTGAGGATATTCCCGTGATTAAAGTGTGTGTCTGAGGTAACCCAGATGTTCCTACTCAATCCATCAATCCTTTAATTGCAATACGCTTCACTGTCTCCATGTTGTGATACGCTAGTTGATCCGGGGTAAGCTCTGCGATCTGCAACAGAGCCTCCTGTGTTTTACCAAGGCGTTCCAAGAGTAGAACTTTCTCTTGGAGTTCCTTCTTGTCGTGCTTCTTTCCCATCATTCGTTACCTTCCTTAATGATACGACAAGATTCAAGATAGAAATAATAGTCTAGGTCAATGATAGCTAGAGGTTTCTTGTGGTCACCTTTGATAACCAATAGCGGTTGGTAGGTACCCGCAGCTTTACTCGCTTGCTCATAGGGACCGTACACAGCGAAAGCCTTATGGCTCTTACACTCAACACTAACAGGCAAGAAGTTACGAGCCAAAGGGGAGAGCTGCACGTCCTCCCCTCCCTGACCCATAGCTGTACTCTTTACATCGTCTTGAGTAATACCGTAGGGTTGAAGCAACTCGATGATCTTATCTCGGGTCACCTGTTGTAACTTCCGTCCTTTCGCTTTGGCAGCTTTAACTGAAATCTGAGGCAAACTCTCCGTCCTTTACTCTGAAGGTTTTAACAGGAGGGATACAGTTACCGCCCATTCGGGTATACTCTCTACCACCGTCGATAAAAGAGTCACCTACATACTTGAAGTCATGTACATGGGATGAGTACTCCCAGCCTTCTGGTCCTTCAATACAATCAAAAGTAAGGTCTTCCACTTTGTCTGCACCTCCAATCATATAAACCCCTAAGCTATTCTGACAGATACCAAAGTACTTGTTACCAAACTCAGGGTGAGGTGTGTCTCTATAGAAGACATCCATTGGTACACCACGGGGTTGAATAGAGGTGGTGCAGACGTACTTGATAGGTGTGTTGTCCTTCTTAGTATAAAGGGCAGATACCTTTTGAGTGTCTGTGATTGGTCTGTGTTTTACCATATTGGTTTTACCTCGGGTACATTAGGTTCTTTCACCACGTCAACCAAGAAGACTGGTCCATTAGAGTAGATGAAAGTTCTAGCCTCAGGCCAACAGTGCTCACGGAAAGAGCAATAAGAACAGATAGTATCAAGCTTAGTGTTACTACTTGTCTTAGACTGAGGTACGGTAGGCATACGACCAGGGATATTCCCAAGGACCATAGCTTTCTTACCTTCAATCTCCTGTTCTTTCCGCTGGAGTTCTTCAGTGAAGTCGTACTTATCAAGACAAAGCTTAAAGCGATCCTTCTTGACTACAAGGAAAGCACCCTCAGTTTTATTGGTAACAAGAGGATCATCTTGTCCTGCGTAGACATAGGAACTAAGCTGACTGATGTAACCGAATGGATCATTCTCTCGGAGACTGTTATCAGCAAACTTCTGGAAGCTGTAACTAGAGGCAGACTTAACGTCGATAGTCATACCGTCAATCACACAGTCACGGTGGCCTTTGATACCATGAGCATAGAGCACATCTTGCTCACCCTGTACGTCATGACCTGCAGCCCTAGCCAAAGCAATCACCAGAGATTCCAGAAGGTCTCCGTAGAAGAACGTACCCTTAGTCTCTGGCCCTAGTGGTGCCGACTTGTCACTGTTGTTCACCCTGTACCATAGCTCTCGCTCACAGGGTTTACCAATACCAGACAGACTAAGTGTATCTCTGGGGGTTTCTTCCCCAGAGAATCTTTCTGACGCTACCTTAGAGATATTGTCAGCAAGGTACTTAGTTACTGTCTCGTCCCAACCGCCTTGACCATCAACTACCTTGTAGATGTCTTGGACTAGCGTTGAGACCTCAGGCATTGGCTACAGTCTGCATCCACTCTGTAGAAATCTCTCGCTGTGACAGGAGTTCTAGTTCATGTGGTGCACAGATAGCTCCCAGTGTCTGAGAGATAGCATCGTACAGAGAGATATCCTCTGGGTTGTTCTGCTCCTCGATGGTTTCCATTTCAAACAACAACCGTGTCTTAACCAGTTGGTTTGTCAAGTTAGCAATAGCGTCAATAGTGTTACTCATGTAGTTATCCTTATGCTTCTCTGATGGTGTAGCTGTTCAGGTTTCGGATTACAATAAACTCTTTGCCGTTTACCATAGTTCTGATACCAAACTCTTTACCCACCTGTTGATCTGGGTTCTGGGTTCGCACTTGGAATACCGCCCCAAGTGCTTGCCCCATGTCGGTTTCTTCTGTGTCTAGAATTACTTTAGACATTAGAAAGGAAGTTTCTTTTGACGACCACCCTCAGCATCATCCAGAGGAGGAAGCTCTACGTATTCGATCACTCGGATACCTTCGAGTCGTGTACCTTTACCCATCTTAGTGTCGTACACTGTGACAGCACACTCAAGCAACGAGCCGTTACCAATCAGTGAGCCATCCCACTCGTTCTTATCTGCGTCTACTACCTGTGGCGCACCACCAAAGGCATCAATCGAGTGTGTGTGTTTACGCTTGAGCTTGATGTACATACCGTCTTCACCAACACGAGGTTTACTACGAGAACCAGTGGCTACGTACTTGTCTAGCTCTTCTTTCTCTACGTAAAGGTCAAGGGTGTATGCACCACCTGGACCGTGGAATTCTTCGTTCTTGTCTTTGCTGTGGGGGAATACCTTAGCCCAGCTTGAGGTACCTGTAATGTAAATTGTTTCACTAGCCATTGCTGCTCTCCTTGTGAATTACTCTATGTAAAATAGTAAGATAGTCTTTAGTCTGTGTCAAGGTTAAATTTAGCTTTCAGAATTTGATATTGCAGTCTCTCCCATTCTTCCTGTTGTTCTTTCTTTCGGATACGGAGAGCATACTCAGGGTCTGTCTCTAGTTCTTTTACAAAGACACCCCAGTCAGGGTCGTCACTATACTCGTAGTAAGTTTGGAGAGTGGCATCTTCCCCGTAAGTTTCAATGTATCCTTCAATTTTTTTCTTAATACTACCTAGAGTACTGCAGTTTAAATCTACAAAGCCCACTACTTTTCGTGATACTTTAATCTTTTCCATTGTCTTTCTCCTTAGGTTTAGGGATAGGGTCTTTAGACCAGTCGTCACATGGGTCTTCATTCTTGTCTGTCATCTTGTTTCTCCATTAACTCTGATAGCTTACCTCTCCACACATCTGGCCCGTTGTAAGAGCCGATAGTTACCTCGTCACCACAGATGTCTATTGTCATTGGTAGCAGTCCATCAAAGTTCTCACCACGTACTGTAAGTAAATCAACGAGTATCTTAACGGGTAGTGTTGTCTTCATCTTGTTTCTCCTAGTGTGTTCCAAGCCAGTCACGGCCAATCTTAGTTTCACCAGCCATAGGACACAGGACCCCTAGGTCACTACCAGCTTGCTCAAGGGCTTTACATTGAAGCTCACCAATACGCACTGCCTCATCGTAACTAAAGGCTTCTGTCTGCCATTCATCGTGAACGTAGTTCACCATCTTGTAACCAATACCTTCAGCCTTAGCCCATTGGTTCCACAGGTTAGCAGCGTACTTCATTAGAACTGATTCACCATTTTGTAAATACCCAGCAAGCATAAGATACTCAGAGTCACAGATAACCTTACGGCCATCGAGACCCTCGAAGTAACCACGAGCAGCATCACGCTTGATCAACCCGTTCTTAAGTTTAGCCAGACCCTTAGTGTTTTCCACAAAGGAGTTAACAGCTTTCTTAGCAACTGGGTTAGAACAATTAAGAATCCTAGCAGCCTTACCTGTGCCTGCCCCAAGAAGCCAAGCGTAGATAAAGGTCTTCGAGTCATCTCTGGTAAGGTGGTTCAGACCTAGGGCACGTTTGTTAACATTGTGAATATCTGTCTCGTCTTCTTTCCTCCCGTTAACAATAGCTTCAACATAGTCTTGGTTCTTAAGGTAGTGGGCAAGAACCCTGAGCTGAATACTCTCAGCATCAGTACCAACCAAGTAGTTACCCTCGTCTACACAGAACATACGTCTGAAGTCTGAGTCATACTTTTGTTTAACAAAGTCTACAGCAGTACGTGGTGTGCCATGGTAGGGTGAGGAGATGTTAGCTAGGTTAGGGCTAGAGTGAGACATACGGTGAGTCCATGCCCCGATGTGCCAGAAGTTTGTATGGATACGACCATCGGTACCACACTCTCTGACACGCTCTTCTAGAGCCTTGAGTCTACCATTAAGGCAGAGCCACTCAGCAAGGTCTCGTGCCCCCTGAGGTGCCTCTGGAGGGAGTGTCTCAAGGTTCTCGTCACTGACTGTCCAACCGTAGAAAGCAAAGTGAGACTTCTTGCCATCATAAGCTTCTCGTGTGAGTACAGTCTTACCCCACTTCTCACCAACGATACCCTTCAGATCAAACTGGTAGTGAGTCTTAGTCTTCTCTGTTGGGTTCCAACCAGCTTCCCATAGTTTCTCTACACGGTCTTTAGAGGAACCGGGGTTGAACGAAGTCCAATCGAAACATACCAACTCAGTGTCGTCAATGGCTGTCTTAGGGTAGTTAGCCACAGCCTTGTTGACTGTCTCATAGAGGGAACCATCAGCTTTGAACCTGTATTGCACACGGTTCACTTCACATAGCTCAGGTGGCCATGCCTCTTGCATACCTGCTTCTAGTTCATTGAGTCTCTCCTTGATTTGTGGAAGGAGTTTGTAGGCTAGGTCAAGATCAAACTTGAAACCATTGTCGTGCATCTCCTTGCAGATTCTAGCTGTGTTGTGTTCGATAGACATAGACAAGGCCCACTCAGGGTCATTGATATATTTCTCGTACTTCTTGTATATCTTCTCCCCGAGGTCTACATCGTCCTTACAGTAGGACAACATCTCTGGGCTATAGTTTTCCCAGTCATTGAACACTGTCTTAGGTTGACCAAGGGAGATACCAATCTCATCCAGACCGTGACCCTTGTAGTTAGAGTAGTTGACTAAACGAGACACAACAAAGGTGTCGATGATCTGTTCGAACTTGATGACATCACCAAGGTGTCTGTTGATTACAGGTACATCAAAGTTAATACCGTTGTGGAACGCCCACTTGTCTACACTCTTGGCATACTCAACGAAGCCATCGAAACCTGTCTTAATGTCCCAAGACTTATAGGCTTTACTTCCTAGTTCCTTAGTAACAATACACCAGATGATGTCTCCTGCTAGCCCGTTTGTTTCTATGTCAGCTATTACTGTACGCATACAAACCTCTTAACTTCAAGACCATTCGAAGTACTCGTCTAAAGGGAGTTCTTCTTCTTGGATAAAGGTTTGTCCGTCACCCATTAACCAAGCTTTAGAAATACCGTTTTTATCTTTAACAGATGTTTCGGAGAATTTAGCTTTTAAGGTTTTATCGTCACAGAATTTTTCTGCATCTATCTTACTATCAAACAAAGCTATTCTCCCTCCTATAGAAGGGCCGCTATCCCAAACAGAATAAACTTTCACCACGAATACTCCCCATCTATTGTTTCATCGAGCAATGCCTCGAACAAAGTGATACGATCATCCTTCTTCAACAGGTTGAGTTTCTTAGCGACTCTTGTAGTAAAGAGAAACTTATCGTAAAACTCTTTGTTAGCTGTGAGGATTACGTTGGTGTCACCCCTGCGGTAAGAAATAAACTTAGTGTCGAGATGCCCGTAGTGTTCAGTCGTAAACCCAGCACGATCAAGTTTAGTTCGTTGAGTAAAGAACCTATCGTAAACCAAGAAGTCTTCATCAGTGTCTGTGGGTGGTGGGCTACAGGTTACTCTACTGCCTACTCGTTGCCATTGTACTCCTGGTACAATCCATTCAGGTTCCATTAGTTATTCCCTTTACCCAAAGTGCTCCATGTGTATCAACCCCGACGATCTTTCCCTCCAAAGACCCTAGCAGTCCTGACATAAAGTGATAAGAACCATGATTAAAAACTACTGTTGAGCTATTAGACTCAAGGTCTTCCTCTACTTTAGTAACCTTAGCGTAGTAAATTTTAGTACGGTTCATTAGTTATCCTCCAGTTTACGCTCATGGTATTCATCCTTCATCTGTTAGTTCCTTCCATTCGAGAACGATTGGCATAAACCAAATGCCAACATCTGGTTTACCATATATAGAAAACCAATCATACTGATCCTCAAAACCGTACTTCCCCATAAAAGGAACAACAATCCATTCGTCTTTAGACCAAACTGTTTTTACTTTTACTCTTGTATTTGGTGTTGGGAGTCCGTTTGGAAAACTAAGACCATCAAAACCACAGGGGTAATCACTGTAGTCTGTCATTTAAAATTCCTTCTCTCTTAGGGTGAAACTACTAGGATCAAACTCAAGCATACCACCGTACCCTGTCCCACCTACTGGTCTATTCTTCTCAACAACAATACATGTGGTATTCTTCTCGTCTTCATCAGCAGCATGTTTATCACGGGACAACTTAAGCACAACACTGGCACGTTTACCAATCATACGGCAGTCCCTGATCTGTCCGTCGTCGTTCTCGTGAGCAATACTAACGATACCTACGTTGAGTTCAGTAGCTAGTAGTGCAAGCTTAGTGGACAACTCACTGAGGAATGCTTCAATAGATGAATCACTCTGTCGGGAGTATGCCAGGTCTTGGATAGGCTCAAAGAAAACATAGCGACACTCACAGACTTCAGCGAAGTATCTTACTTGTTCAAGGATAGACATAGGGTCATCATCCACACTAAGTGTGAACTGATAGAAGTTCTCTCGGTCGGTAAAGGAACGGATAGCTTCGAGTACTTCATCCTCCGGGGTACCCTTGTATGACTTGAGGTATACAATTTCCTCGTCACCATCAGAGTTGATGACCACCTCTGTGTCTTGTAGTGTGACATCCTTGTTCAAGATATACGAGGCATGACCCAAGAGACTGCGCTTCTTGCTTTCCTCAAGGTGCATAGATGCAAAAGGAATAGTCGGGTGGTTCTGAATAAGGTTACTCTCGAAGTAACGCATGAGTTCAGTCTTACCAATACCTTCTGGTGCTGTGAGTACTGTGAAGTGCCCTTGCATAAGCCCCAAGAGTTTAGCATCAAGGTCCTTGATACCAGTAGGGATATACATAGAACCCTTGCCGTCTTTGATGATAGCTTCAAACTGAGCACTGGTATTGAACACGTTGTCAGGCACATACTTCTGTCGATTGATCCAAGCGTACAGGAAGTCTGACCCTGCATTGTTCTGCAGATACTCACTAGCATCCTTGTACTTAGTCATGTTCACCCGGTAACAACGACCGGGGAATGCACGTTGTAATACCTCTGCACTCTTGTCACCAGCCTCGTCATTGTCAGTAGCTAGGATGATAGAGCTAAAGGCTTTGATATAGTTGTAGGCTTCCTTGTTCTGAAGAACTTGCTTTACTGTGCTTGCTCCTGGGAGTGATACCACAGGCCACTTCTTACCCAGGAGTTGATACGCTGCGAGTGCATCTTCTTCGCCCTCGGTAATCGTTAGACACTTAGAGCTACCAGCATTGAACTTATCCATACCAAAGAGATGGTCAGTGGTAAACCCAAAGTTCTTAGAGAAATCCTTGGGGAGGATACGAAGCTTAGGTTTGTGTGGGTAAGGGTAGACACGGGTAACTGGGGTACCTTTAGAGTCTACCCCTGTCTTCACCCCATAGAACTTCTCTACATCCAAGTCCACTCCTCTCATAGCATGGTCGATTAGTTTAAGGTCACTAGGTACAGCCATTGGTACTCCTTTAGGTTTACTTCTTGTAGATTTCTGACAGGCATGACAGTAGGTGTTACCGTTAGGCCAGGAGGAAAGACTCTCTCCTGCACCACAGTCAGGACAATCTGCGTGTGTGTTGCTTGGTGTTGTCATGACTGGCCCTCAGCTTTGGCGATTGCGGCGTCTATTTGCTGTATCCCGCCCGCGTCCTTAGTGCCGTAATGCAGCAACATGCGCCGTGCCTCAACCAAAGCCTCAAGCAAATCCGGAGCGGCCTCGCGGGCCGGTGTTGACTTGAGATATCCCATTGTGTCAGTGCCAGTTGCATAAATGCGGTCCGGTGTTTGTGTCATTTGGTTTCCTTCATTGCTGCGCCGTGCCCTGTGTCACTCATGACTTCACCGGCGCGGCTATCAGGTTTTCTGCCATCACCTGCGATCCCTGACGCAATGGTTGCATTACATCGTCGGGCAACCCAAGCGCGTGGCCCTCGTCAATTACCTTACCGAGCGATTCCTGCCAAGCCTGTTTGGCGACAAGTTCTAGGTCTGGCATGGCTGCCAGAAAGTCAAAAGCGACTTTGATGCACGCTTCTGGCGTGCCGCCCTTTACCGTAACAAGTTC